AAAAGGCGCGATGAAGGCTTATGGTTTTATAACAAGAATAAGTATATTTATATTACTGGTTCTCACTTTATGTACTTGCAGTGGTCCAAAATTGATGTTGGGGCAGCAGACTTTAGGGAATCAAATAGATTATTCTTTATATTCTGGGAAGCTTGCAAGGCCGACTCACGATGCTATGGAATGTCATATCTTAAAAACCGTAGGAGTGGATTTTCGTTCATGTCCTCAGCTGAAACTGTTAACCTCGCAACAATATCCTCGGATTCACGGTTTGGAATATTGTCAAAGTCTGGCTCTGATGCTAAGAAGATGTTCACAGATAAGGTCGTACCGATATCCGTCAACTACCCGTTCTTCTTTAAGCCCATCCAAGACGGTATGGACAGGCCCAAAACCGAACTTGCCTATCGTGTCCCCGCGTCCAAACTTACCCGTAAGAAACTTGAAGCTAACGAAGCGCAAAAAGATCTTGAGGGATTAGATACAACTATTGATTGGAAAAACACAGGTGATAACTCCTATGATGGAGAAAAATTAAAACTATTAGTCCACGATGAGAGTGGAAAGTGGGAAAGACCAGATAACATATTAAACAATTGGCGAGTAACTAAAACAACACTAAGACTAGGTAGTCGAATTGTTGGTAAATGTATGATGGGATCAACATCAAACTCGCTAGATAAAGGTGGTGAAAATTTTAGAAAACTTTACAATGACTCAGATGTTACGAAAAGAAACGCCAATGGACAGACTCGTTCAGGACTCTATTCTTTGTTCATACCTATGGAATGGAACTACGAAGGATACATTGACTCTTATGGCTTACCTGTATTCGATAAGCCGACCGGTACAGTATTAGGCCCTCAGGGGGAGAAAATTAGAATGGGTGTTATAGAATACTGGCAAAATGAAGTTGAAGGGCTTAAAGACGACCAAGACGGTTTAAATGAATTTTACAGACAATTTCCACGTACAACTAAACACGCATTTAGAGATGAAGCAAAACAGTCGCTTTTCAATCTAACAAAAATATACGAGCAAATTGATTACAACGAAGATTTAAGAAATACCAGTACAGTAACCCAAGGTAATTTTTATTGGGAAGGAGGTATTAAAGATTCTAAAGTTATATTTGCTCCAACTAAAGAAGGAAGATTTTTTATATCTTGGATACCTGATTTAGTATTACAAAATAACGTGCTATTTAAAAATGGATTAAGATGGCCAGGCAACGAACACATTGGTGCTTTTGGTTGTGATAGTTATGATATATCAGGGACAGTTGATGGTAAGGGTTCTAAAGGAGCCTTGCACGGGTTAACTAAGTTTAGCATGGAGAACGCTCCTATTAATACATTTTTCTTAGAGTACATATCTAGGCCTCAAACGGCTGATATATTTTTTGAAGATGTGCTTATGGCTTGTGTGTTCTACGGAATGCCAATACTTGCTGAAAATAATAAACCTAGATTATTGTATCATTTCAAAAGAAGAGGATACAGGGGCTTTAGCATGAACAGACCAGATAAACTTAAGTTGTCCGTAACTGAAAGAGAAATCGGTGGAATGCCTAACTCTAGTGAAGATATAAAACAAGCACATGCTGCGGCTATAGAGGCTTACATAGAAAATCATGTGGGTTTAACAGAAAATGGATATGGTACAACTTATTTCCAAAGAACTTTAGAGGACTGGGCGAAGTTTAATATAAATAACAGAACTAAGCATGATGCTTCCATAAGCTCAGGATTAGCCATAATGGCTTGTAACAAAAATAAATATAGACCATCTCCCAAAAGAGAATTAAGGTCAACTCCATTAGGAATAAAAAAATATAACAATAAAGGGGCAAGCTCAAAAATAATGTAAATGATATCAACCAATTATAACAGTTCATTTCCAGACCAGGTGGTACCTGACGAGGAAAAGCAAACATTAGAATACGGTGTCAAGGTAGGCCAGGCTATTGAATTCGAATGGTTTCGTAATAATAGAAGCGGAGGAGATAGATTTTTATCTAACTACCAAAACTACCATAGACTCAAGCTTTATGCTAGAGGAGAACAATCTATACAAAAGTATAAGGATGAGTTAGCTATTAATGGTGATTTGTCTTACTTAAACTTAGATTGGAAACCGGTGCCTGTAATATCTAAATTTGTAGATATTGTTGTTAACGGTATGTCGCAAAGATCTTATGAGATTAAAGCTTTTGCGCAAGACCCTGAATCTTTAAAGAAAAGAACTAATTACGCAGAAAGAATAATGCGTGATATGGTTGCAAAAGAATTTTTAGACAATGTACAAAGCACATTAGGTGTTAATATGTATTCTACTGATCCTGAAAAATTACCTAAAGACGTCAATGAGCTATCTCTTAAGATGCAATTAGATTTTAAGGAATCCGTTGAAATAGCAGAGGAGCAAGCTATAAATACAATACTAGATAAAAGCAAATACGACGAAGCTAGGAAAAGAGTTATATACGATTTAGTTGTTTTAGGTATTGGTTGTACAAAAACAAGTTTTAATTTAACAGAAGGTATAAAAACAGAATATGTGGATCCGGCTAGTTTAGTTTATTCATATACTGAAGATCCTAATTTTGAAGATCTATATTACGTAGGTGAAGTTAAAACAGTTTCTTTGCCTGAGTTGAAAAAACAATTCCCAAGCCTAACACCAGAAGATTTAAAGCAGATAAATAAGGTTGGCAGTTCTGGTAATTATTTAAGGGGCTACAATGGTGGGCAAGGAGATGACGACCAGGTTAACGTATTATTTTTTGAATATAAAACGTACAGTGATCAGATATTTAAAATAAAGCAAACAGATCAAGGTCTTGAAAAAGCTTTAGAAAAGCCAGACACATTTAATCCTCCTAAGAATGATAACTTTGAAAGAGTAGGTAGAAGTATAGAGGTTTTGTATAGTGGAGCTAAAATACTTGGGCAGGATATGATGCTAAAGTGGGAGATGTCAGAAAACATGACTAGACCAACCGCTGATACTACTAAAGTTAAAATGAACTATTCTATTTGCGCGCCTAGGATGTACAAAGGAAAAGTGCAATCATTAGTAAGTAGAGTTACTGGGTTTGCTGATATGATTCAGCTGACTCATTTAAAAATACAGCAAGTATTATCAAGAATGGTTCCTGACGGGGTTTATCTTGATGTTGATGGTTTATCGGAAGTTGATTTAGGTAATGGTACAAACTATAATCCTCAAGAAGCTCTTAATATGTATTTCCAAACAGGTAGTATTATAGGTAGATCGCTTACACAAGATGGTGACCCAAATAGAGGTAAAGTTCCTATCCAAGAGCTGCAATCATCTAACGGTCAAGCTAAATTGAGTGCTTTGATAAGTACGTATCAGTATTACCTGCAAATGATTCGAGATGTTACCGGGTTAAACGAAGCAAGAGATGGAAGTACACCTGATAAAAATGCTTTAGTAGGTTTACAAAAGATAGCGGCTGCAAATTCAAACACAGCTACAAGACACATACTACAAGCTCAACTGTATTTAACATTATCCACTTGCGAAAACATTGCGCTACGATTAGCAGATGCATTAGCATATCCACTAACAGCACAATCATTAAAACAATCTATAAGTACATATAATGTAGGAACCTTAGATGAATTGTCTACCTTACAACTACACGACTTTGGTATATTTCTAGAGTTAGAGCCGGATGATGAGGAAAGAGCTCAAATGGAAAACAATATACAAACAGCATTGTCCGCGGGATTAATTGGATTAGATGATGCTATAGATATTAGAAACATAGCGAACATTAAGACAGCTAATGAATTTTTAAAAGTACGTCAACAACAAAAAGCTAAAAGAGAACAAGAAGCGCAGCAAGCAAATATGCAAGCACAAGCACAAGCAAACTCTCAGTTAGCACAACAAACTGCTTTGGCTGAAACACAAAAACAACAAGTTTTAACAGAACAAAAAATACAGTTAGAGCAAGCTAAGATGCAATTTGATGTTCAAAAGCTACAACAAGAAGCTGCTATAAAGAAGCAATTAATGCAAACAGAGTTTGACTTCAATATGCAACTTGCTATGGCAAATTCACAACAGCAAACAACGAAAGAAAATAACAAAGAAGATCGTAAAGACGACAGAGCTAAAATAGTAGCTTCACAACAAAGTGAATTAATTAATCAGAGACAAAATAATTCACCACCAAAGAACTTTGAATCATCTGGAATGGATGTATTAGGAGGCTTTGGATTGGAGCAATTCGATCCTAAATAAAAGTAAATTTTTAACTATTTAATTATATTATATTATGTCAGAAGTAAAACAAGAAGGGGATTTTAAAATTAAAAAGAAAACTCCTAGAAAATTTTCAAACGAGCCAAACGCTCCAGCAAAAATTGATTTAAGTCAACCAAAAGAAGCGGATGTTACCAAAGTGGTAATTGATCAAGCAGAAGAAAAAGAAGTTGTTGCAGAACAACCAACTATTGTGGCAGAGGAGCAAGCGCAAGTGCAAGTGCAAGAATCAGAGCAAGAGCAAGAGCAACCGGTTGTATTGCAGGAAATAACAGAAGAAGAAGTTCAGCAAGAAACTAAAAAAGTAGAAGCTGAAATAAAAGAAGCAGTAAGAGACGAAAGAGTATCTGGAAAACCGTTACCGGAAAACATAGAAAAATTAGTTACTTTTATGGAAGATACCGGTGGAACTGTACAAGATTTTGTACGGCTAAATGCGGATTACACTACTATAAACGATACTGCTTTACTAAAAGAATATTATTCAAAAACAAAACCTTATTTAGAAGGTGATGATGTGAATATTTTATTAGAAGACTTTTCATATGATGAAGAGTTAGACGATGAAAAAGATATACGCAAGAGAAAAATTGCGTTTAAGGAAGAGGTTGGAAAAGCCAAAAACTATTTGGAAGGACTTAAGAGTAAATATTACGACGAGATCAAGTTGAGACCGGGCGCTACTCAAGAACAACAAAAAGCTGTGGATTTTTTCAATCGATACAAAGAAGAAGAGCAAGTAAATGCGCAGTCAAGAGATGCCTTTGTTCATGGTACTAATGATTACTTTTCTAGTGATTTTAAAGGTTTTAATTTCAACGTAGGAGAAAAGAAGTTTAGGTATTCTGTAAAAGACACCGACAATGTAAAAGCAAATCAATCTGATCTAAAGTCCGTAGTTGGAAAGTTTCTAAACGAAAAAGGACAAGTTAAGAATTATGCTGATTATCATAAAGCCATTTATGCTGCAAGAAATGCCGACACTTTAGCTCAGCACTTTTACGAACAAGGAAAAGCTGATGCCGTTAGAGACATAACAGCTAAGTCAAATAACATTCAAACGGATGTTAGACAATCAGTCCCTGGTAGCGTATTTGTGAATGGATTAAAAGTGAAATCAATCAGCGGAGCGGACTCTTCAAAACTAAAAATTAAAAAACGAAACTTTAAAAATTAAAAATTATGGCTTTAGCACCACAATTCGGCTCAATTAAACCGAGTCAAAAACAACAAGCTTTAGATAGCAATTATCTAAACTTTACAGACGGAACCACTACGGCTTTCGCAGAACAATACTTACCAGAAGTATACGAACAAGAAATAGAAAGATACGGTAATCGTACTTTATCTGGATTCTTACGTATGGTAGGAGCAGAAATGCCTATGACTTCTGATCAAGTAATTTGGTCTGAACAAAATAGATTACACGTATCTTATACTGGAGTAGTTAATGCTGTCGTAGGAAACGTAAGTACTTTAACTATACCTTTAGATTTAACACCTGCTGATCCTAAAGATTATGTAGCAAATGTTATTTCTAAAAACCAAACTATTGTAATAATCGATCCAGCCACTAACGCTGAATTAAAAGCATTAGTATTATCTTCTGATGTTACAACTGGAGATCTTGAAGTAGCACCTTATACTGCTGCTGATACAAGTGGACTGGGAGCTACAGGGCTTAAGATATTTGTTTATGGTTCTGAATATGCAAAAGGTTCTACCTTAGCAGCTGACGATTACCAAAGCATCACTCCATCTTTTACACAATTCTCTAACTCCCCAATCATTATCCGAAACAAATACGTTGTATCTGGATCTGATACTGCACAAATTGGATGGGTAGAAGTTGCAACTGAAGACGGAACATCTGGATACTTATGGTATTTAAAAGCTGAATCTGAAACTCGTTTACGTTTTGAAGATTACTTAGAAATGTCAATGGTAGAAGGTGAGCTTGCTGCTGCAGGATCTAAAGCATTAGCTAGTGGTAAAAAAGGAACACAAGGTTTCTTTGCTGCTATTAATGACAGAGGAAATGTAAACAGTGGCTTTGATGCTACAACTGGATTAGGACAGTTTGATGAAATCCTACAAAACTTAGACACACAAGGTGCAATTGAAGAAAACATGTTATTCTTAAACCGAATTTCTAATTTGGCTTTTGACGATATGCTTTCTGGTGTTGGTTCTCCAACAGGCGCTGGAGCTGTTTATGGTGGTGGTAGTTCTTTTGGAGTATTTGAAAACTCTGAAGAAATGGCATTAAACTTAGGTTTTTCAGGTTTCCGTAGAGGATCTTATGATTTCTACAAGACTGACTGGAAATACTTAAATGACGCTTCAACAAGAGGTGCAGCTGATCCATTGACTAGCTCACAAGTTGGAGACATTCAAGGTGTATTAGTTCCTGCTGGAACATCTACTGTATACGATCAAGTATTAGGTACAAACATCAGACGTCCATTCTTACACGTTCGTTATAGAGCTTCACAAGCTGACGACAGACGTATGAAGAACTGGGTTACTGGATCTGTTGGTGCAGCTACTTCTGATCTTGATGCAATGGAGGTACACTTCCTTTCTGAAAGATGTCTTTGTGTACAAGGAGCAAACAATTTCGTATTGTTCACTGTATAGACAAGAGTAAATTAATGTAATTTTTACCCTCGTTGTACTGACGGGGGTAACTATTACTCTTATAAATTATTAAATTATATCATATTATGGCTACTAAAAAAGCTCCAGCAAAAAAAGTTGAGGTTGCTCCTCAGCCAACTGTTGCAAAATCTGCACCAGTTCAACCCACAAAACCAACGTGGGAAATTAAAGATAGAAATTATTAT